CATTATTGGATAAGCCCACACTCGGACGGGTTTACAATAAACGGCGAAAACCTAAAACATTGCATTGATTTATGTATTAAAAATCCAAAGTGGAAATTATCAATCCAAAATCACAAATTATGGAATATCCTGTAAACAGCCCTGAATGGCATTTTAAACAGATTTTAACGCATTTAGGGGAAGACGTCAACCGAGAAGGATTAAAGGACACGCCAAAGCGATACATTAAATTTATGCGCGAATTTTTGGAGCCAAAAGAATTTAATTTTACATCGTTCAATGCTGATGGAACCGATGAAATGATAATCCAAACGAATATCCCGTTTTATTCAATATGCGAACACCACACGGCACCGTTTTTCGGGACAGCGGATGTCGCATATATTCCAAACGAAAAAATAGTAGGTTTGAGTAAATTGGCTCGAACGGTGGATTTATATGCTAACCGCTTCCAAAATCAAGAACGAATAACAACCCAAATTGCGGAACGTTTACGCGCTGAATTGAATCCAAAAGGGGTTGCTGTTCACTTAAAAGCTCAGCACCTTTGCATGTGTATGCGAGGGGTAAAAAAACACGATACCTGGACATCCACGAGTAAATTATTAGGGGCGTTCAAAGAAGACCAAAAGGCGCGTTCTGAATTTTTAAATCTAATAACCAAATAATGGAAAACGGCAAATCTGAACAGGAGTTAATAAATGCAATTGTTAAACATAAATGGATGCGCTGGAGCCACATCGATTGGCTCGCATTAAGTTTCTCGAGGGCAACCGCTTACAATCATAAATTAGATAAATTGGACACAATAAAAGCGGCGTTCGAACAAAACAGGTCAAAAGCTACAAATTATCTACTTCAAAAGTGGATTCAAAGCGATAACGCCACACTTCAAATCGCCGCGTTTAAAATTGTGGCGGATGAAAATGACCACAGACGATTAAATCAGTCTTACGTTGAGCAAAAAAATACTGAAATAGATTTAAGTGATTTAACAACCGACGAAATAAAGCAAATGTTAAAAAGTGAATGATCGCGAAAAAGCTATTAAACAGGTATTAATTTACGAACTTTGCCGACGTGAATTCTGGGCGTTTTGCCTATTTTACGACCAGGAATTTTTTTCCAAAAGGGACTTTTTGCGGCAGGTTGCAATTGGATTCCAGGAAATCGAAGAAAAAAAAATCAATTCTTTGAGCGTTTCAATGCCGCCACGAGCCGGTAAAAGTTACATAACCTCACTTTTTTGCGCGTGGGTAATTGGTAGAAATCCAACTGAGTCGGTAATGCGAAACACATGTACGGCAACACTATATTTGAAATTCAGTTATGACGTTCGAACGATTGTAAAATCCGATAAATTTAAAGCCGTTTTTTCTGGAATTCATTTGAGCGACGATAAAGCCAATTTACAGGGGTGGAATACTAACCACAGCAAACAAGTTGGTTACTTTGGCGCCGGCGTTGGTGGAACGATTATCGGTTTTGGAGCGACAAAAATAGGTGTTACCGATGACCTTTACAGAAACCTGGAGGACGCGCTCAGCGACACCGTAAACGATAGAATAATTCAATGGAAAGAGGCGACACACGATTCCAGGTTTGAAAGTGGTTGCGCTCGAATTGATATCGGCACCCGCTGGAGTTTAAACGATGTAATCGGACGTAATATTCAACAAAATATTTACGATAAATCGATTATAGTTTCGGCATTAAATGAGAATAACGAATCATTTTGCAGCGATGTAATGACCACAGAAGAGTATTTAACCAAAAAAAAGCGTACCGATCCAGCAATTTGGGCAGCTGAGTACATGCAAGAGCCGGTCGATATTAAAGGTCGATTATTTAGTGACTTGAAATTTATATCAACAACCGATTTAAACAGCATAAAAAACAAAATCGAGGGGTGCATTGGATACGTTGACGTTGCCGACCAGGGTGCAGATTACACCGCCTGCGCAATTTTAGCGGTTATAAATAAGGATTTTTATTTGGTGGATTACGTGTTCAATAAATCAAATACCGATATTACATTGCCTTTAATTGCGGCTAAATTAAACGAGTGGAATGTCACATATTGTAGGGTTGAATCCAATTCGATGGGAGCAATGTTTTCGCGGATGCTACAAAAACAGGTTAAAACAAAGATTTTACAGGTACATAACACCACAAACAAACAAACGAGAATCCTAATGAATAGCGTTTTTATTCAACAAAGGATAAATTTTGTTCGCCCTGGGACACCGGAAAGCGAATTATTTATCGATAATGTATTGAATTATTCAAAGGAGGGGAAAAACAAAAACGACGATGCGCCAGATTGTTTGGCAGGTTTGTCAATATTTGCGCAGTCAATGTTTAAACACCTTATATAAAAAAATTTAACTTCCAAATGATTTGGTAATTATTTTCGATTAATTTTGTAAAAAAATATTTAATGGCGTTCGATTTTATTACAGCCTTTACCGATAATTTATTTAATCGCGACCGATATTCGAATATTGTGCGTAATTTATTACCGCCCACGGCTCAAGTTTGGGGAAAAAAAGAGGCGGTTTGGTTGGATACCGGCGACGCGTGGCGCTTGTTTGTTGACATTCCAGAATTGAGAATGGTAATAAATAAACGCGCTTCAATGATGTCCGGAAACGAGCCTAAATTATACGATAAAGACGGAAATTTAATCGAGAATCATTGGTTAAACGACCTAATTACACAGCCAAACGCCGTTCAAAGTTGGTCGGATATCGTTTATTCGATGAGTGTTCAAGATGCTTTATATTCGAATGTGGTTGCGTACGCTCCAAAACGATCATTCGATATCAGGAATTTAATGGTTGTTTTACCAAATAATAAAATCCGAATCAATTTAAGCGGTAAAAAATTGAAGCAAATGGATAAGGAAAACCTTATCGATTCATTCAAGTTTACATACGACGACGGCGAAACCGAAACGATTACCTGGGAAGAGGCAATTTATTTAACCACAGCTGACGGAATGAATATCGTTAAACCAATTTCAAGAATTGATTCGCTTCGATTTCCTTTGTCAAATATTCAGGCTCAGTACAATAAAAGAAACGTATTACTTGAAAATTTGGGCGCGATTGGTATTTTATCCGCTCAGAATTCAGATATGGGAGGGGCGATTCCAATGACACCGGAGGAACGGACAAAAATTCAGCGCGATTGGTATCGACGTCAAAAAAACGAAATAATGATTACCGAATCGAACGTAACCTGGAATCCGATGAGTTATCCAACACGGGATTTGATGTTATTCGAGGAATTGACTGCGGATGTAATTGCAATTATTGACACGTATGGATTAAACTATAATTTATTTTCAAGTGACAAAGGTTCCACATTTTCGAACGTTCGCGATAGCTTAAAAATGGTTTATCAGGATACAATAATACCGGAAACGCAGGCGATGTACGATTCGATAATGCACCAATTTGGATTAAGCCAACAAGGATATTACCTGGAAGCCTGTTTTGACCACGTTCCCGTACTACAAGAGGACGAAATGCAAAAGGCACAAAGCGAAAAAATTCAAGTGGATACCTATTCAATTATGCTTAACGATGGAATCGTTACACCGGAGCAATATGCAAATGAGTTCGATATTGAAATACAACCAATCGACAAAACACAAAGCCAACAAGCGGCACTTGCTCAGGCTCAAACAAATTTAAAGGGAACTGTCGGAGGTTTGGATGGAATAATTTCATTGAATGCAGCCGTTTCGAGTGGTGAAATGGATAGACAAATTGCAGTTAATACTTTGGTTAACTATTATGGATACGATCAGATTACAGCAAACAGCATGATTACAACGCCAAAAGAGGTTATAACGCCCGTAAATGGTTAAAAAATGACATTCAAACACCGGTAAAACAAAAGAAATAGTAAAAAAAATGAGAAATAATCTATATAATGTAAAAGCTGCTGCTGAGGTTCGGGACATGGATTCAGTCGGTCGGAAAGTAGCGGTTTATTTAGCGAAGTTCGATAATATCGATTCCGATAATGATATGATTAAAAAGGGCGCGTTCACTAAGTCACTCCAGGAACGAGGCGTAAACAGCTCAGGAAATAGAAAAATTGCATTTTTACGGCACCACGATTGGACGTGGCAAATCGGAAAATTCTTGGAATTAACTGAGGACGATTATGGCTTGTTTGCGGTTGGACAATTGGGAACGTCAACGCAGGGAGAGGACGCCTT